GCCCGCAGGAGGCCGCAACCCGTGGGTCATCTGCCACGAGGTCGCTCACTGCCTCACCCCGTCCAACGTGGCAGGACATGGACCCGAGTATGCCGGGATCTACCTGTTCGTCGTCAAGACCGTACTCGGAGCGCAGGCCGCTGCAGCATTGCGAGCCTCCTTCAAGGAACATCGGGTGCGGATCTCCAACAGCAGGATCCCCGCCGTGCGAGCCGTGGTCCCCCAACCCCACCAGTTGGGGCTCGACGCGGTGAAGGCAGCGCGTAAGCCTCCGGTGAAGAAACCCCGGTGCCCCGTCGACCGGGGAAGGCTGCGGTGCTCAAGGCCGCGACGACGTTCGGGATTAAGGTCGTGGACTACGGCGGTGATCGGTGGGATGGGTATGAGGTTGAGGCCGAAGCCCCGGACGGCTGGTGGTTCGCGGCAGATGAATCCCATTATCAGCGGGGTTACGGCGATACCCGGTCGCAGGCATGGTCCTCGTTGGCTGATTGTCTGGTGCCGAATCCGGGGTTGGAGCGGTGTGTTGACTGCTGCAAGATTGCTTAACCAACCCCCGTGTGGTACTCTTGAGGTGGAGGAGAGAGGAGCCATAATGGACCGTTTCACGACAGATCAGCCCGCCGCCGTCCTCACCAATCAGGGTGATGGGGTGTGGGCCAGTCAGGATGGCAAGTTCATCGCCGAACGCACCGACTCGGTGTTCGACCCCGGTGACCGATGGTGGACGATCAAGCGAGTCGAAGCCGATTGCGGAGTCATCCTCGACGAAACCATGACCCTGCGCGATGCCCGCAAGGCGATCTTCATCCTGATGAACGGATGAGAGAAGGAGCCAACATGACCGACGAACAGTGGGACAAGATCACCGCCAGCAAAGCCGCTGACGGCGAACGCTGGTGCGAAGACTGCGGCTGGACCAAGGATGGCAACTGGCCCACCCTCGCCGACCGGCGCACCCTCTGCCCACCCTGCGCTGACCTGACCGGCTACCTGCGCTGCACCATCTGCGGGGAGTCCGATTTCGAGGTGCTGGGTAAACCACTACCGACCGGCTGGGCCTGTCCCTTCTGCGTCGACAACCGACCCGACGAGGTTCAGAATGAGGAGACGAAATGAATAAGGAACGACGCAAGATGATCACCGAAATCATCGCCGACCTTGAGAAGCGCGAAACCTTCGACAACTGTCTGATGGACATCGAGACGGTGCTCGACGAGGAGCAGGAAGCCTTCGACAATATGCCCGAGGGGCTGCAGAGCAGCGAGCGGGGCGAGCAGGCGCAGGAAGCGATCAACCAGTTGGAGGAGGCCAAGGATGCGTTGGAGGAAGCCTTGAGCAAACTGGAGGAGGCGGTTGAGGCGTTGAATGCGGCAGCCGAATAGACTACTCAACCGGGGTATGGTACTCTGATTGTAGAGAGAGGAGGTGATCAAATGAAGTGCAAAACATGCGACAAGGGTTGGCCTGAGGTCCGCGTAGACACCTACCTCGGTGGGCTTACCGGGCCTGTTGACCTGTGCGACGGCTGCATACTCGCCGATGACGAGCAGGCCGCCCCGGCCTACGATCCCGCCGCTAAATACGTCGCCACCTACCGCCCCTACTAACTCGAAGGAGCCATCAATGACCTGTAGCACCTGTCAAACCACTATCGAGCCCCTCGAAGCCTTTCCCGGCAAACTGTGTGTGACCTGCTGGAGCAAAACCACCGAGGGGCAACGGATGGTGACCGCCGAGGAACTGGTCAAGATGTGGGGTGGATAACCAAACCCCGGTATGGTACACTGATTGTAGAGAGAGGAAGGAGCCACATGAGCAAGCGCGACATGACCAGCGAGATGGCCTCAACGCTACTCGCCCAGATAGGCCGCATGAACGTCTTCGCCATCAGCGGAGGCCGAACCCAACTGGTCGACGGAACCCTGATCCTGCCCGTCGGATCCGGCTACAGCGTCGAGATCGACCTCGCCGCCAACGACACCTACACCGTGCGACGAGTCTTCAAGCGCGGCATCAAGCAGTGGGCCAAGGGTGAACTGACCGGCGTCTACTGCGACGAGATCGGGGAGCGAGCCTACGAAGCCTCCTGCTTCCGATCCTACGAATTCCCGAAGGAGATGGCAGCATGACCAAGTGCGACTACTGCAGGGCCGTTGAGGTCAAGAATCAGACGGGCCACTGGCCTGAGCACCTGATCGGTGCGGTCTGTCGGGGCTGCTGGTGCAATCCGAGCCCGGAGCGTGTCAACGAGTTCAATGACTGGTGGAAGCAGGTGACCCAATGAGCATCCGTCGAGGCACATGCGCGAATTGTGCAGCCACCGTAGAGGTGGAGATGAACCGTTGGGTTGATGTTGTGGAGGGCGGTTCGTATGACTGGTGTGACGGTTCGGCGAGCCGGTGGCATTATGTGACCCCGACTGCGGAGGTGACAGCATGAGTCGTGATACCGGAAATTTCATCGCCACCTCCCGACGCAACCCGGCCTACTACAGCCGCGACGGATACTGGATCGCCCGCAGTGGTCGTCAATGGAAACTGCTACGCCGACCCGACACCACCCAAGGTCGCCAATGGGAACTGATCGCCACCTTCCCCACCCTGACCGCCGCCGTCGCTCACCACCGAGAAATGATCACACCATGATCGCTACACGAGTCCGAGTCAAACGCTGGAGCCGACGTAGTTCACGGGCAACCTGCCTGTATCTGGTGACGTGGGTCGACGAATCTGGGCACGCGCAACGCGCATGCGTGATCGGGAACGCTGCCGCCCATGAGATGGCCGGATGGTTGCGGATGGCTGGTCGTCGACGTTGATGTCGTGGACGGGTGCCTATCGGGATTTGATCCGGGGGTGGCAGCAGACAACGGCGCATCCCCCCGAGGTCGTGCAATGGTTGTCCCGGTGTCCTGAGTGTGATGGGCGAGCATTGTGGACGGCGATCTGCTGGTCGAGTCGACGGTTGGAACGTCGGATTGAGTGTGATGGGTGTGGGCCGGTGTCATGGACCGAACATGACAATACAACCGTAGTCTGATACACTGATTGTAGGAGGGGGAGCCACCCCCGACGGAAGGAGCCCGGAATGGATGCCAAAATCCTGTTCACCGCCCTGCAGGAACAAACCACCAACGAAGACTTCGCCGCACAAATCGCTGTCCGCGCCAACCAATCGATCACCCGAGCCCAGCGCGAACTGCAAATCCTGATCGACGAAGCCACCAAACTGCAACGAGATCTGGACAGCCCCGACATCAAGAGGATCTGGACCGCCCTCGGACGCTACGGAAACTTCGGAAGCAGCGGCTCACTGATCGCTCAAGCCAGCACCATCCAAAGCAACCTCGCCAAAGCCAACACGATCATCGAAACGGCACTGATCCCCGAGATCCTCATCGCCACCAAATAGGAGCCAACCATGACCCCCGATCAAAACTACCGAGCCCTCAAGGCCATCATCCTCGCCACCCCACCCTGTCAAGATTCACCCGGCCCCCTCGCCTGTGCATCCTGCCTCGCCCAAGCCTTAACCCAAGACGGGGTAACAGCCCCGGAAGGATCAACCCCACCACCGATCAAGAAATGGGATTAGGAGCCAACCATGACTTGCACCACATGCAATGAAGCCCCCGCCACAGAAGGCAAAAACTGTTTCTCCTGCACCGAAGAACTCGCGTGGCTACTGGCCGATGCCGCAATCGAATTCGGTCTCGACCCGGCACAAACAGCGAAGGGAGCATGGTCACGATGAGCCTCAAATTTCAATGGCGATCCAAATCGAACGGTGAACGTCTAGCCAAAATTCAGATCGCCTTCTTCGTCAGACGTCAGGATCTGGTCGAAGCCGCCGCCGAATGGTTCGAGTTCGAGCAAGAGCGAAGCCAAACGAAAACCCCAACCCGCATCGACATCGAACGCAAGGTGCGATTCAAGTTCGGTTCATACGGGGACATGAGCGACACCTCATCGGTGGAAGAAATCGTCTGGGATGACGAAGGGGTCAAGGTCCGTAACCCGATCTGGGATGATGCCGAAACCATCATCGACACCCTATTCCCCGAGGTAACGACATGACTCGCTGTCGATGCTGTCATCACTTCACCACCACCCCCATCTGGATGCTCGTCCCCCAACCCACCGCTGCCTGCAGCCCCATCTGCCAAGCCATCCTCATCGCCAACTCGAACAGGAGCCGCCCATGAAAACCCTCGACGCACTCATCGCTGACCTGATCACCGGAGAGTTTCTCATCCTCGACATCACCCAAACCGAAGACGGACCCGAAGCCGACGGGTTCTACATCGACGCCGAAATCGCTGCCACCATCGGTAACCTGATCATGACCAAACTGTGCGCCCAAGCAAGCCAAGCCTGCCAACACGCGACCTGATCAACACCCCCGCCATGAGCGTCCCCAAATGCTCCTACCCTAAACGTATGTCCGAGCAAGACGGCGCTCCCACCGAGGAGGAGATCCCCCTCGGCGCACGCATGGAAGAAACCCTGCACGCCATGAGTAAAGGCTCATTCCCCGAGGGTGCGATCTGCACCGGCTGGATCTCAGTATCGGAATGGATGGACGCCGACGGTGAATATTGGACGTACGTCAGTGTCGACCAGACTAATCCGCCGTGGCGTCACTCCGGGCTCCTGACATGGGTGCTGGACAGTGAAGTGTTACGTCCGAACTACGATTACGATTCCGAGCATGATGATGACTGACCCGACACGCGGCGAACGCTACCCGTTACATATTCGTGACCTAGAGAAGTCAAGCGAACAGATCCATCAACTCGTGATCGAACGTTACGGCACCATCGACCAGATCAGACATGAACGCATCACATCGCCCAGTGAGCAGCGGCATGGAACTTGACATCGCCCACGCCTATCGGTGGCTCGCTGATCAGGTCATCACCCTCGTCCTCACTCATGAGGAGTTGAACCTGTTGTGTGCAGCGATCCGGGAAGCGCAACCCGTGGTAGCCGCGCCGATCCTCGACGATCTCCTCGACACGGTGGATGATTATCTGTGACACGCCGAACAAAATAAACCCCCAGTTGACCCGGATGGCGTAGCGTTATCCTATGAGCGGACACTCCGGGCCGGTTGATCAATGAGTCGACCGCCGGTCATGGACGGCTCACAATTATGCGCCTCCTCAGATCCTGAGGCATGGTTCCCCGAATCATGGAGCGCCGAAAACCGTCAAGCAATCCTGATCTGCAATCAATGCCACTATAAGGAACCCTGCCTCGACTATGCGTTATCGGTTAACGTGCTCGGGATTTGGGGAGGCACCACCGAGAATGATCGGAGGAGAATCAGAAAACAGCGCGGTATCAACGTGATACCAATCTGGTTGACGTTGACCACGCCCACACCCGGAGCATTACGCTTACGAGCCAAACGAGCCCAAGAGAAAGAGAACCAGAATGAGCCAGAGCATGACCGTGATTGGTAACCTCGCCGCCGACCCCGAACTACGCTTCACCGCCCAAGGCAAAGCCGTCTGCGAAATCGTCATCGCCACCTCCAAATCAAAACGCAACGATGACGGCACATGGGACAACGGCACCCCCACCTACTGGACCGTCAAAGCATGGGACAGCCTCGGCGAAAACACCGCCGAATCCCTCCGCAAGGGCGACCCCGTGATCGCCTTCGGTATCGCCGAATGGCGAGCATGGGAAAATAAGGACGGCTCCAAGGGAGGCAAGATGGAGATCAACGCATGGCATATCGGCTACGACCTCAAGAAAGCCCCCGTCACCGTCACCCGCCAAAACCGTCCCAGCAACGGTACGGTTGCGCCCCCCCAAGACCCGTGGACCGCTGAATCAACACTAGATGCCCCACCCTTCTAAGCGAGTCTGACCCCGGTTAGTCGCACATGTAGCACTAGAATCGGTGAACACCATCAACTGAGGGGCAGCGCATGGCACCACGCCCGGACCTAACTGAAATTGGTTCGACAGGTTTACGTCGCGCAGGCGGAACTGTCAGTGAAGAGTTCCTCAACAACCTGCGCGGAATTCGTGGTGTCCGCGTCTACCGGGATATGGCCGACAATGATCCGGTCGTCGGCTCGATCCTGTTCGCGATGGAGAAAGTCATCACCCGCCTCGAATGGCGCGTCGACCCATTCGTTGATCCCGGCGAAGAAGGCGACCCGAAAGATCCCGATGCCGAGACCGCCGATTTCGTCGAATCCTGCCTTAACGACATGTCCGACTCATGGGATGTGACCCTCTCCAGCATCCTGTCGATGCTCACCTACGGATGGGCATATCACGAGATCGTTTACAAGAAACGAGTCGGCCCCGAACAGGACGATCCCACTAAGCGCAGCAAATACACCGACGGCAAGATTGGGTGGCGCAAATGGCCCACCCGATCACAGGACACCCTCGTCTGGTGGGTGTTCAGCGACGACGGTGGCATCCGAGCCCTCGAACAGCATGATCCAGCCACCGGGGGACGCCACACCATCCCCATCGAGAAAGCCCTCCTGTTCCGTACCCATTCACAGAAAAACAATCCCGAGGGTCGTTCCCTGCTCCGCAACGCTTACCGCCCGTGGTGGTTCAAACGTCGCATCGAAGAGATCGAAGCCATCGGTATCGAACGCGATCTCGCGGGCCTACCCATCGCCTACGTGCCACCGGAATACTTGTCCAGCACCGCCACCGATGAGCAACGTGCCGTCCTCGCCGCCATCGAACAGATCGTGCAAAACGTCAAACGCAACGAGCAGGAAGGTCTAGTCTTCCCCACCCAATACGATGACAACGGACATAAACTGTTCGACCTCGTGCTGCTATCTGCTGGTGGCGCTCGACAATTCGACACCGACAAGATCGTGTCCCGATACGATCAACGCATCGCCATGTCAGTACTCTCCGATTTCATTCTCCTCGGACATGAACGAGTCGGCTCCTTCGCGCTCGGCACCGCGAAAATGGATCTCTGGTCAATGGCCGTAGATGCGATTGCTAAATCCATTGCCGAAGTCATCAATCAGCATGCGATCCCACGCCTGCTCCGATTGAACGGGATGGACTCATCCCGCCCACCACGGCTCACCTATGGTGAAGTGTCTCATGTGGATCTGGGTGAGATCAGTGACTTCGTATCGAAGATGAGCAGCGCCGGGGTGATCGCCTCAGATCCGAACCTCGAAGATTACATGCGAAACATTGCAGGTCTCCCCCCGGCAGAACATAATGCCGACACGACCGGGGCAGTGGATCCGGCTCAAGCCCTCCAACCCCCGACCCCCGATACGCAGGGCAGCGCACAAGATGCGAACCCGCAGGACACGAGCCCGGACTCGACACCACCACCACCGGATAAGGGACAGCCTCCAGCGAAGCCCGCGAAGTGACCTATGGGTCTTGTCATCAAAGGGAAAATCCCTCGGATCAAAGCACTCGACGCCGTTGAACAGGAACTCGCCAACGTCCTAGCCCGCTTAATGCGGAACACGGGCAAAGCAGTTGACTGGGATGCGATTGCTGTAGCGATCACGAACCGGGATGCCGATGCGATCAACCGGATGGTGACCGGGTTGAAGTTTGCCGCTACCGGGGTGTGGAGTGATCTAGAAAACCTGCTACATGATGTACTGTCACAATCTGGTGCAGCGGAAGCGTCAGCGATCCGTAACGTAATCGCCTCAACATTCTCATGGGGCACAGATAATACGATCACCGGACATAAGCCAGATACACCATTCCGGTTTGATCAAACTGAACCGAACGCGATGCGGTGGGCACAGATGCGAGCCGCACAACTGGTCACCAGCATCGACCAGTCCACCGAGGAATCAATCAAACGAATCATCTTTGAATCATTCAAGGATCAGATCACCGGAGTCGACACCGCGACCCGGCTCCGCAACATCATCGGTCTGCATCCACGCTGGGCCTTAGCGGTGAACCGTTTCGCGACCACCGAATACAATCGACTCCGCAACGCCGGGATCCCTCATGCTCAGGCGTTGGTTCAATCACAAGCCGCCACCGAACGCTACCGACTCAAACTGATCCGAGCCCGAGCCACGATGATCGCTCGCACCGAAATCATGACCGCCTCCAACATGGGACGACAAATGTCATGGTCACAGGGAGCCAATCAGGGGTACGTCGATCCAACCTCGATGAAACGCTGGTCAACCTCAGCAACCTTGGCCGGGTTGAAAGATGCTAAGCGTGGCGTGTGCGATCGCTGTCGTCCGATGCGTAATGAGATGGTGCGGATAGATCAACCGTTTAGTAACGGTTTGATGATGCCACCGGCTCATCCGCATTGTCGTTGCACGGCAGCCCTCGTCCCACCATCGCGGGGATTGACAGGGTTACCGTCACAGAATCTGGATGCGGTTGTGGCCGAGTTAGGGTCGACATCAGCGGACGTAGCATCATGAGCGTCGTTGTCAAGTTTAATCCGAATCATGATGCTCGGGGCAGGTTCGGATCTGGCGGTACGGGTAGCAGCGGAGAAACTCATGCCGTGATGCGTGGCGTGGCGATGAACCTACCGGCGGGCAAAGCCGACGAGGTACACCGCTTACTGCAACCACCACAATCAGAGAGCGAGATCGATCAACACTTCGCAGCGGGACAAATCCTCCTCGACGAATTTGTGAACCGTGGCGGTGGACAACACTGGACAGGTTCATCTCGTGGGATCGCAGAAATCGGTGCCGGGGCTCGTGCGGGTGGAACTCATGTGCCCGTCATCGTTCATGCCACCTATTCCGGTCCACGTTTCGCTGCAGGTCGGTCAACGATTCATGATGAAGATGAACACACCATCCCACCCGGTACACATATGCGGGTAACAGGGATCGAAGTGAAAACTGCTGATGGTTGGGTTCAAGTGTTGAAAGATCCGCACGACATCGTGCTCGGACAGACCGTCACCAAATCCGTGGTGGTCCGCACCCCGATGCTCAAACATCCCGGTCATCCTGATCAGAAGGTACATGGACGCCGACATGCCACAACAGTCAACCCCGCCGTGGCATCAAAAACAATGGAGATGGTCCGCGAAAACGGTGGCCTATCAATCAAAATGACCGACGGCTCTGAACCACCATCGGGTTACATGGTTGCCCGCAATTCAACAAAATTCGGTACAGTCGTAAGTGCCCAAGATTTCTATGATCCAGTACAGGGACCACGTATCCTCGCCGATCATCTCAACAATAATCGTTCCGAACTCGGTTCAGGTCGTGCCTATCTTGGTGTCTGGCATCAGAAACAGGAGCAAGGCCCAGATGGGAAAATGCGAGATCTACCCTTCGCCGAACAGAAGGTGCATCTCGATGTGACCGACATGATCGTGGACAGGGAACAGGCTGTTAGACTAGGTAGACGACGCAACCAGATCAGCGTATGGGATGTAGCCAATTTTGATGAGATCGCGACTGGAGGAACGGGTGGAGAAGTCAGTAAACGAACCATTGAAGGTTTCAGTGACGCCGAAACCGTTGACTCAAATGTCATACGACGAGATCCTGCAGTGGGCCACCGAACAATGGACGGTGCTCGCAGCGGATCAGCAGTCGTCTTCGTCCCCGTAGGTAAGCATGGTCATCATGATCAGAAGACACACGGTCGTCGAGCCGGAACTCGGATGGCCGGTATCGCCGATGATGTGATGGCCGGTAAGCCCGTCACCATCGAACCAGCCGACGTGAAAACTTTACTCACTCATCTATCGGCTCGTGACGGACAACCTGACCTGACGAATGTGACAGTGATCGGGCATGAAGGCAAAATTTTTGATGCTCCGAACATTGGTGTTCCTCGCAAGGGTATGCCACAAGTACCGTCAGAGATGAAACCTGAATTTGTTGATTCGATGGCTCGTGATGGTTATCGGGTGACAAGGGAATCAGTTGACCCATTGTCGTTGAACATTGTGCAGGCCGAGATCAGTGGCAAACTATCTGGTCAAATTATGGAAGCCTCTGATCGCACCGGCCCACCTCAAACTGATAAGGCTCGGATCATCATCTCCTCCGATGGTTACGTGTTGGATGGTCATCATCGGTGGGCTGCTGTTGTGGGTTTGCATTTGGCGGGTGATCCTCGTGCCGCCGACATTCCTGTGTTCCGTTTAGATGCGACCCGTGATCAGGGTTTAAAGATTCTGCATCAATGGGCTAACGAGCATAATGTTGAAAGTTTGGGCATGGGAGAGACGCAAAGTTCTCGTGCTGCAAACAAGTCGGTGGTGGTGAAGTTTAATCCGAATCATGATGCTCGTGGCAGGTTTGGTACAGGTGGAACTGGTGGTGGGGCTGCTGGTGGTTCGGTAAAGGAACGGGTCGCTGCAGCGCAAGATTCTGGTGATCCGATGGGGTTGGATTATTCACCGAATCTGCAGGACAAGTTTGATGCCTATGTGGCGAACCCTGATCAACGTACGGAAATGGGATTACAACTCGCGGCATCAGCGAATGCTTACACGGCAGGGTTGCGTGGTAATGATTCCGACTACTGGTCGATGGCGGTGCAAGGTCGAGCGTACAACGCTATTGATCAGAATAAGCATTGGGATACGCAGACTGATCAACAAAAAGCAGACACTCTCTCCGGTGTTAATTTCGTTAGACAGAACGGTACTGTATGTGTCGCGGCTCCGATGGATGCATCGATTGGAGCGTTAGAGGATGGTCGTTTCAAATCTCAATTTGAGACTTTTTCATCGCGTGGGTATCTCGATGAGCAGGTTCGTTCGGTGCAAGAGACTGCCATGTTCGATACGCATCCGAGTATGGCGGTTGATCGGCGGCCTATCTACGGATTCGTCTCATTGAACGCTGACCATACAACTGCTGGTGTTGGTCAATATGGTGAAGTGCGGTTCGTGTTGAAACCTCATGTTCGGGAACGTACCACGATGACTGTTGGTGATTCGTTAAGTACCCGAGCAACACCGATTCCGATGAATGGGAAGATCACGGCTCGTCAAGCACACGATGCGTGCGCGATTCGTTATGGGACAATGCATAATTCTGAGGTTGTGCAGTCTTTCCCGACGATCACATCGTTTCATTCCCGAGAATACTTCGAGGCTCAGATTCATCATGGGGTGTCGATGGCTGATGTGGCTGAGATTCATATTGATGGTGGAGAAAGTGATTTCTCGCCGTCGACAGTGAGGAACTTGCGGGACGGGGCTGCTCGACATGGTATCCCTGTCATCTTCCACGAATAAACTAGGGTAGGATAAGACCATGAATCCGGGAGATATCATCGCCACCCGACAAGGTGGCTGGCTACTCGTATACGACGGAGTAGCGGACGGGCTCGACACCGGACATGTCGTCGACCCCAAGGGCCGCGCCTTCCCGACTCAGTACGTTGCCGCTATCGCAGCCCGAGGTTACTGGGAGCCCGTCACCCCCACCACCAAATCAATGATCGTGAAACTACCCGTCGACAAGTTCAACCCCAATCATGATGCGCGTGGACGATTCGGTACGTCAGGTAGTCGGCTTGGTGTTCACACCGGACCACGCATTGATTCACCGAACCGCGAAAAACTCGACGCCAACCTCGTCCATGAAGCCACCACGATGGATGCGCTACCGGAAAAGTTGCAGACTGATATCAGTGCAGGAATGACAGCATTAGGCACAAGCCCCGAACAACTCGACAAACACATTCAAGCCACACTGGATCGAGCAATCGCAGCAAGCCCAACGGGCAAACCAGATGGACAAGACTGGTATGACCATGCTCATGAAGAATCATTACGAATGGCAGAACAACATG